AAATTAAATATTGCTAAGAAAGCTACCACAGAAGTCATTAATAAAATGACATTCACTAAGAAGAAACTAATCGATGATGACACGCATCACTTCTATGGCAGAGTTTATGTTTTCACTAAGGAAGAATTGATTCAATTGATTGAGGAAGCACGTTATGCATGATAAGTTTGGAGTTGGAGATGTTATTTCTGTCCAACTAATTAAAGGTGATGTAAAGAAGCGTAAACTACTGGCAGTGGGTGGCCAGCCAGGAACTGGTAAGACTACACTGTTCCGTAAGTTTATGGAAGCACATGAGTGGGAAAGGGTAGAGCCTAAGAAGATGCTACCTGCACTCTATTGTAAGGCACTTGATCTATACATCCTAGGTAAGTATGAGGATGGCGAAACCTTTGCTGGAACAGATCGTTTATCCATGGCAGTCCAACCAGTGGCTCAAGAGTTTGTCAAAGAAACCACCTCAAATATCCTGTTCGAAGGCGACCGAATCTTTAATCAGTCGTTCCTAGAGCTCTCAATGGATCTTGAGAACATAGATCTCCAAGTCATCTATCTAAAGGTTCCAGATGCTATTCTTAGACAGCGTTATGTAGATCGTGGATCTGATCAGTCTGAGACATTCCTAAAAGGTAGGGCGACTAAATATAGTAACATCCTCTCTAACTTCGAGTTGATGCCCTATATTACTGAGTTTGTAAACACCAACTTAGAGGAGCAAGGGAAAGTTCTTGCATTTATGAATCAACACTTAGTCTAATGCAAGGGTTTTCTGGGATATGAATGTATTTCCTAGAAACAGCAACCTTCGACTGGATGGATCTACTCAATTTTCATGAGCGTCCATTTAGGGCTAAGTACATTCCAGCAAAAGTGTGGAAAGATCTAGATCGATATCGCAATGATTCGGTCGGTCTTGCTAACTACTTTAAAAAGTGGCGCACTAGGATAGAATGGTTTAAAGAAAAGTCAAACGCAAAGATGTTTGACAACTACGTATGTGTTGGTGGAGAATACTCTCCCGAAGATCGCCAATGCGTCATACAAATCTACACTCACTATTACAATAACTTTAACTTTACTGATTCTTCTTGGAAACAGTTTAAGTATAAAGTGATACAAGTACACATGCATGAGTTGATACACTTCATGCAGTACGATAGAAGATACGATGAGTGGAGCAATTACGTTGTTCCTTATAAAAAAGTTGGTCATGATAAGGTAGATAAAGAGCGCAAGTATCTATCCGAGTTCGATGAGATTCAAGCATATGCGCATTGTGTTCTGCTAGACTATAAATTCTACAAACCAAAATATAGCACAGAACAACTAATCAGTCGTTCCACCAAACACCATGATTCCAAAACTCTGCACTACTTCCTAAAGACTTTCAATTACGACTATAAAAATAACGTAGCTACACACAAGATTATACAACAAATAATTAAGTGGGATCGTAAATATGATAGAGTTATTCGTGCCTCCAAGCGCAAATAAATAGTATAATAATTACATGTTGAGGATATGATGACGATAAAGAAAAAACTACTAACTCCGTCTAAGTTTAATTTAAATACAATGGACCCATTGACTTCTGCTCAAATACAAGCAGCTGTGTCTAAACGTATTAAGACATTAGATCTCACCCCTGCTGCTAAAGACGCATGCGAATATATTATCAAACAATCAGTATCTGGTTCTAAAAGTTTCGCAGCAAACTTTCCTGGATTAACTCCACAGGATATGGGAGTGATTACTTCTGATTTTGGAGAAGTGAGTGGTTCTCTATACATGTTGAATTCTGGACAGGGATATACTCATGCTAAATTCCCTACAGATGAAAACCAACGTCTAGTTGATTATTATCTAGTAAGAGATGGTATTGATGAAAAGGTTTCTGCAAAAGCAGGTGCGGGTGGTGCACCAGCTATTACTGCTGTTGAGAAGGCATTCAATGATATGGATGAAAATAAACTTAGTGCTAAGAATAAAAAAGCATTAAAAGTTTTACAGATGATTAGCAAGGGAACATTATATGGTGGTGTTCTTGAAGTAGCAAAGTTTTTAAAATTACCTGGATATACGGCATTAGTTGCCATAGTATCGAAGCCTTCTTTAAAAACTGGATATACTGGGGGAGGGATACCACCACAGGATAGTCTTATAAAGGCTAGTGATAATATTGGTAGTTTCGCCAACGCCATGAAACAATTCAAGCCACTGTTCACAGCTGCTAAATTTGAAATTGGTGGAATGGACAAAATGGAATCTGTATTCGCAGGAACTGCAGGCTCTCGTTATAAGAAGTGGGGTATTTTACATTTCCCCATTACCAGTGAAGTTATGGGCTGGTTAAATGATACGAAAAACGGAGCAACAGACATACTAACCATGGCTGCAAGAACATTGATTGTTAATCAAATATATTTGGACTATAAATCAAATATGCTGACTTATAGTATACACACATTTTCGGACGCAGACTTTAAATTTCATTCACCATCAAGCACACCTAACCCAGTTGGAAATAGAATTGGAATGAAGATGATTAAAACCTCCACTAAAACAACAGGTTAGATGCCCCTACTAGCTGTAGGGTTATTAAGAAATCGCTTGACGGAAATTCCAAAATAGGGTATAATAAGAGTATATGCTGAATCTTAAGTCGTACATAAAAGAAGAAAAAAACACTCACATGGAGCACCTCGAAGATCTGATCTTCAATGAGGGTGTTGCGGGAACAAAACAAGCGATCAAGTTTCTCCGTGATCTACGTGACATGCTTGCCAGCAGTGCAAAGGCTAAAGTCACTTCCACTGTAAAGTGGGATGGTGCTCCAGCAATCTTTGCTGGTATTGATCCACGTGATGGTAAATTCTTTATCGCCAAAAAGGGTGTGTTCAACAAAGAGCCAAAGATATACAAAACAGTTGCTGAGATTGACGCTGATACCGATGGTGATCTGGCAGCAAAGTTTAAAGTTGCACTGCAAGAGTTTAGTAAGTTGGGAATTAAAAATGGAGTCTATCAGGGTGATCTAATGTTTACTCAATCAGACCTGAAGATAGAAAACATAGAAGGATCCAAGTATGTTACCTTCCATCCCAACACTATTGTTTATGCAGTGCCAGCTGAAAGTGATTTAGCCAAGCAGATTAAGAAAGCAAAGATCGGTGTAGTTTGGCATACCACTTATACTGGTAACAGCTTTGAGTCAATGACTGCTTCTTTCGGTAAAGGCATCGTTGAGAAATTCAAAGCTGTACCTAGCATCTGGATGGATGATGCAAACTACAAAGACTATTCTGGGACTGCCACTTTCACTAAAAAAGAAACTGTGACTCTAGATGGTATTATCAACAAAGCAGATACTCTTGTTAATTCTATTCAAACTGCCACGTTAAATGGCATCAGTCAGAATCCTGACCTACTGTTGTTGGTTAAAACCTTTGGCAATAGCAAGATACGTGCTGGTGAAAAGATTACTGATACCAGCAAGCATGTTACAGAACTGTTTAACTACGTTCATGAGAAGCTGGAACCAAAGCAGAAAACCGAAAAGGGTATTGCTGCTGGTGAAGAAAAACGTAAGAAGATCATGGCATTCTTTGCCAACCATGATAAGAAAGAGATCGTTAAGATTTTCGATCTGGCAAATGCGCTGGTTGATGCCAAGCATATGATTGTTGATAAGATGAATCAGGCTGGTCATATCTCCACCTTCCTTAAGACTACCAATGGCTTTAAAGTCACTGGGGTTGAGGGTTTCGTGGCTATTGACCACATGACAGGTGGTGCTGTTAAGATCATTAACCGTATGGAGTTTAGCCAGTCTAACTTCTCGCCAGAGATTATCAAGGGCTGGCAGCGATAATAAATTCGCTAAATAATATACAGTTACAATTTTATAGATGGGTCACATGAAAAAGTATTCGCAGTTCCTAAAGGAACTACCAAACAAAACAGTAGTATTTGCTTTCGGCAGGTTCAATCCCCCGACTACGGGACATGAACTGCTAATTAAAGCAGTCAAAAAGCTAGCAGCTACACATAAAGCTGACCATGCTATCTACGCATCAAAGACCCAAGATTCTAAAAAGAATCCACTTGCAGTGGACAAGAAGGTTCATTATTTGAACCTGATGTTTCCAGGTACAAATTTCGTGGCAGCGAATGCACAAGAACGTACCTTTGTTGAAGCTATAATAAATCTAAACAAGAAATATAAAAGTCTGATCATGGTTGCTGGTAGCGATCGTGTTCCAGAATATGAGAAGATCCTTGCCAAATATAATGGTAAAGAATTCCACTACGACACTATGCAAGTTATCTCTGCTGGTGAACGTGATCCAGATGCCGATGATGCGTCTGGTATGTCTGCCAGTAAGATGCGTGCCGCAGCATCCAAGGGAGATTACTCCCACTTCAAACAAGGTTTACCATCCACAATGCGTGACATTGATGGTCGTCGTTTAATGAATGACGTTCGTATGGGTATGGGACTTGAATCAATCAAAGAACAAATCAATCTCGTCAAGAATGATCTGCGTGAGCAGTATTTCCATGGCGAGATTTTCAACATTGGCGATATCGTAGAGGCTAATGGTCAATCATACGAAATCGTTAAGCGTGGATCAAATCACTTACTGCTAAAAGAAGAATCTGGTAAACTTGTTTCCAAGTGGATCCAAGATGTTTCAATGGCCAAAGAATTACACCTAGAGGAAAGTATGCTTCCAGAAGAACTAACAGACAAGACACTTAAGCCAACAGATAAGATTAAGGTTGCTAGAATTATCGCAACAATGCTTGGTACTGATAATGCTGAAACATCAGCCAATCCTGAGATGTTGGTCAATACTGCACTACGTAAAATTCGTAGCAAAGCATTGAACCCAGAAGCACTTAAGATTCTCGACAAGATGTTAGCACTGGCTACTGAAGTTGGTATTCAGTATGATGCTACATTGAAACCTTCTAAATTAAAAGAAGGTGTTCTTGAATCAAGTCATGCTGACTCGCCAGTTGTTAATAAAAATAGCAAATTCAATATTGCCAAAGATCGTTTACGTTATTCCGACTTTGTTAAATTGAAGAAAATGAATACATCAGAAGGTGTGACGGAAGGCTCTGAGTGGGAAACAAGACACGATGAGTTTACTACTGTAGGTGATAGAGCAACTCCTGAGCATATAAACAAAACAGTCAAGGCACTGGTTGGTGCAGCCCAACAAACTAGAAGCAAGCGTGGATTTTTAAATCAATTGGTTGGCAAACACTCTAATGGTGATTTAGCACGAATGGCACATAGTGCTGAAACATTGGCAAAGAATATACAGAAAAATAGCAATGCTAAACCAAAATCAGATGAAAGAAAAGAACTTGGTCAACATTTAGTTTATGGTGTGAGTTTGTTGAAA